GTACATTATTACTTAAACATTAACTTTAAGAAGATCCTCTACACTGTAGAGGTTTTTCATATATGGGGACACATCTTCTAATACATAGTATTCAATGTCCCCGTCTCTGCGTGGACCTTTGTTTACATTAAATTCACAGTCATTAACTCGTTGAAATATATTTACCATTTCTTGTACAGTATACCCAACCCCGTGTCCTAAACATTCTGTATTGTTTGCAGGTTTTTCAATAGCCATTTTAATGGCATGACATATTTCTTCAACGTGTACATAATCTCGCACACAGGTTCCATCAACAGTATTAGGATAGTCACTACCAAAAATTGTGAATTCACCTGTTTCACGTGCTTTGGCTAAGTTATAAAATAATCCATCTGGATTGGTGGGCATTGCAACTGTAGATCCTATGACGTTATAAAATCTAAAAATTGTATACTCTGCTTCTGCCATTTTAGTATAAGAACGAACCACATCCTCTGCGGCACGCTTGCTAACGCCATATGCACTTAGACAATCTTGTGCGGCACCTGTACTTGCAAATATAAAGTTTTTAGTTTTGCATTTGTTTAATACGTTCATAGTACCATTGAGATTAGTAATATAATAACTAATAGGACGCTCTTGGCTTTCAGGTACGCTTGTAAGTGCCGCCAGATGAACTACTGCATCAAATTCAATACCATCAATTGCGAATTGTTTATTGATATCAATATTATAAAACTTTTCAGTTTCAACTTGGGGTTGAACAATGTCAAGTCCGTGAACTTCATATTCACCTGACAACATATCGCATAAGTGCGATCCAATATATCCTGAGCTACCTGTTATTAAAATCTTTTTCATTATTTTACCTTTAAGTGATATAGTAATCCATCTGGTCCTAATTGGGGAAATGCATCTTTAGAAACTATTCTAAAATCTTGCCTAAATAAATTTTCTAAAAATTCATATTCATTGTTTTCACATATAAACATATCCGCATCTTCAGCTAGATAATAAGCTATATGCTTAAAAAAGTCAATATGTGTATTCCAATTTTCATCAATAATTAGTCTAGCCCAATTATCAAACAATTCACTAGACCACGGTTCTTGTTTGGTTCTGTTAAATGATTCACGTACAAGTTTTTCCCAAACCTCACGTGAATCTGTATGTGGCGGGTTAGATACAATTAAATCAAATTTTTTATCTTTGGGTATAATGGATATGCTATCACTATGATAAACATCAACACGCTTGCGAATATCGTTAAATTTTGATGTGTATGTTAAGTTATTGACTGCTGGTAAATGTTTATCAATGAATGCCATATTTTGACACAATCCGCGAGCCATCATATCGTAACCTATGATACCCATACCCGCACACCATTCTAAACCATTGATATATTTTTTCTTTTGCAAACCTAATTTTTTTGCAAACATGACACGTTGTTCAACTCCTCCCCCGTCTAATTCAATAGGGAATTGAACAGTCCAGCCATTACAAAGTGTTACTGTTTCCATTACACTTCTTCTAACAATGATAAACCGTTAAGTTCCAAAGACTCATCTATTGGTGTAAAGTTCTTGTCTTTACTTAAATAGGTATCTTGGTCTGTATATACTACTTTGCAAAACTTTTGTATATTACTTAATACACTTTCAAAATCTTCCCTAGCCAAATGTTTTCTGCCAAGGTCTTTAATATAATCGCGGTACTTTACAGTTTGATAACTGTTTATTTTGGCACTATTAGTTTTGCTTTGTTTAGGAACAAAATCTTTTAAAAATTGTTTCCAACCTTCCGTTACTTCATCATCTAGTTTTTTCACGTAACCAAGTGCAGAACTTAATTGATCACCACCGTAAATTGTTTTAATAAGATTGGCAGCATCTTTAATATTTACTTTATGATAATACTGACCTTCGAAATTATCACTCCAATCTTGATTATCTAAAACCACACATGGCATATGTGCCAAACATTCTAAAAATGCAAATGGATAATTCTCACGAAGGCTCGGCATAAAAAATACGCTAGAACCTTTTATGAATGCTACTTTTTCTTGTCCAGTAATGCCCGCTTGTATAACGTAGTCTTTTATACCTGCTTCTTCAAAAGCTTTTTTAAACTTTTTACGACCATTTTCATTTGTCATTACACGACAAGGTAAGCCACATTCTTTCATTACACGTATATAGGCTTCTGGATTTTTTCCTGATTCCCAACGACCAATAAACAATACACCCTCACGTGTACCTGCATAACGATTAAGTAAACCACGTTCACTCATAGGCATACGCAATAATCTACAATTTGTTGCTCCAAACTTTGTAAGTTCATCGATGTTTTTTTGACTTTGCGTACCTATAATAATATCAGTAAACTCCATATGTTTATTATAGAAGTTATGATAACTGTCTAAAAATACATCACTACCTTGGCTTTCGCGGAAAATCATGCTATGCAAATGTGTGTAAAAAACAACAGGTATATACTTGTTAACTGTTACTGCATATGCCGCAGTCATTGCCTCTTGTGTATTGCATACAATCATATTATAGATGTTTTTTTCAAAAGCCTCTACAATAATCTTTCTAAAGTTGATTATTTTTTCAAAATTAATCGTATCACTAAATGCAAAAGTATTAACATGGTCATCGTACCGAAGAGGTTCTGATGGCCATAATACATTGGCTCCCAATGATTCTATAAGTGAAAAGAATTCTTTGTTTCTAGGAGCTTTGTCAAGCAAAATGTCAACTTTCCAATTTATACGTTGACACATTTCTGTGAAGCCTTTAGCAAAACTACCAATACCACCGTGTGGTATAAAATGTTGGTCGCTAATTAAAAATGCAATTCTCTTATCGTATGTTTTCATAATCTGTTCTTTGGTGTATACATTAATGGATTCCAACTAGTATTTTTGTAAAAAATTAAACTACAGACCTCATCAGTGACTTGTTTAACCCAGTTTTTAGTTTCTGTTGAATGTGTAAACTCAGGCAATACTTTTTCTAAATATTCAAGATGTTCTATTGGCAACGGGTGTGTGTCTGCTCTATGTAGTTGTCCTGTTTTTGATGATGGGGCCATAAATAGTTTTCTACTTTGCCAATCATAATTAAAAATCACTTTATGTACACTTGGTTTTATTAACTCAATTAAATCTTTGTATCTGTCAAGGACATCTGCAATACTATCTAATTCTTTTTGTAATTTTAATTTTTGGATAAAATAGTTTGTATACATGTCACTTGGAAAATTAATATCAATCATACTTAAAAAGTGAAAGTTACATCCTTTATTTTTTAACATTGTGTAAACTAAATACATCGATGCTAGGTCACGTATATAGCATCCTCGAACTGTTATAAATTTTTTTTGAAATTCTTCACTATAATATTCTTTACCATGTCCTAAAAAATTGCCCGGAGTCAGCCATCCATTTTGAATATAACGATCTTCACGCATCATACTTGACCACATGACAATTATGGTATCATCTTTACCAAAATTATATTTTGCATCAGCTTCCGCAATTGAATTGCAAATAAATTGATTGCCAGCACCAGGTTTACCCCAATTTTCAAAAAAATCAAATTGACGACCTAAAATATCAGCCCATGTGGGCCATTCATAAGCAGTAAAGCTACAACCAAAAGTAAATAATCGACTCATGTAACCAAATCTTTTAATCTTTTAATTATGAATTCATTCTTGTCATAGTATCGATATTCAAACAAGGGAATATCAGGACCCACGTACATAGCAGTTTGTTTATATACATATTGGAGCCATAACAATTTTCCTGTTATATAGCACCTTTTTGGTAAAAAAACAAATTTTAACTCTGTGCCTATTACAAATTTATTAAAAATATCAACGTCAAAAAACATTTTACTGTCGATGCAAATTGTATTGTCTCAGATTGTCATACCCAACAATACTCAATGCATCTCCCAAAATAGTAAGACTTATATCAATTGTTACCTTAGCAACAATATAGCTTACTACTAAAATAAACGGAGCAAAAAATATACCTAACAATATTTGTGTAATCATTTTATTTCCTTTGAAAATTAAGTTCCCCACTCGTTTTTAAACAGCGGAACTTGTAATCTATCACTATAACGCAAACCATGCTTCATTGCAAGTGTAGCAACTTTGCGATTATTCATACTGTATACTTTTTCGACGCCGCCAACGGGCATAACATAAACGTTACCCATAAAACTGGCTTTGCGATATTCGTTTACAACGTCTAAAACTTCTTCCATATCTTCATCGGTTGCAATAACAAATTTTAGATATGCATGACCATACATTTCATATTCACGTACCACTTCGGGACAAATAGCATCTTCACGTTTCTCGCCACTACTAGAAAGCTTTGCACTAACACTAAATGTAATTGTTTCAATACCTTTTTGTTTATGCCATTGCTTTTGTAAGAATTTTTTAAATTCTTCTTGTAGTGGTTGTGTGCCGTTAGTTTCAAATGTTAGTTCTTTCAATGCTAGCATTTGAGGATAGCTTAGTAGTTCGGGATACGCACGTTGCCATCCTAGTAACGGTTCACCACCTGTGATAACCAAATGCTCATCCACCCAACGATTATATGGAAGTAAATCCATAATGCGAGTAACAATATCAATGGTATCAATATAAGGACTAAGATGCCTGAAATTAGGGTCCCAAGATGCATAAGAATCACATCCCGTACCGACAAGCGGTAAGGATTTATAATCTTTATAAAATTCGATAAATTCAGCAACCTTAATTCTCTCCTCGCTTAATTCACCTTTAGGCATTCCAAAGCCAGCACATTTGAAGTTACAACCAAATGTTCTGAGAAAGACACTGGGTACTCCCATGTATCTACCTTCGCCTTGAATGCTGTAAAACAACTCACTTATTTTAATGTGGTGCATAATGTATCCGTAATTAGTTTAGCAGTATATGGTGCCAATGTCCATCCTAGGTGACCATGTCCTGTATTATAAAATACTTTTTCGTTCTTGTCACTACGTTTGGTAATAGGCATCATATTGGGAGTCATAGGACGCAAACATGCCCAGCTAGAATATTCATGCGTGTTTACATTTGGAAAGTTAGTATTTACCCATTGTAATAACGGTTCAATTCTATCTCTACGAATATCATAGTTAATTCCAGTTAATTCTGCTGTGCCTGCTACACGCAACTTATCTCCTAAAAATGAAGATACAATTTTAGCTTCGTCATCAAGCAAGCTTACTTTTGGTACAGCATCCTGCGACAAATTTTTTGTGGGAATAGTAATACTATATCCCTTAACAGGATACACAGGAAGTCTCTCGCCCAAGTCTCTAGCAATTTCCGTACTGTTAACACCTGCACAAACAATATGATAGTCATATGAATTGCTAATGATGTGCTTTTTATAATTATAAACAAAAGTTACATTATACTTAGATTTTAAAATGTCGGCAAGATTATAACAAAACTTATGTATATCACCGACAAAATCACTAGGAGTCCAAGCGCAGCCAACTACACCGCTTACAGTTTTTAATGCAGGATCTATACTACAAGCTTTTTCATAGTTAATGATATCCCATTCACAACCATTTTCTTCATACATTTGTTGAACACGTATTGCATGTTGAAAGTACTCTTGGTTTTTATAAATGTGCAATATACCTGAATCAGCTTTATCAAATTCTATTTGTTCTGATTCTAACATTTCTTGATAAAGCCTGCGTGATTGCATACCCATTCGTATAGTTTCAATAGTGTTTTTGTAATAGTCATTATTAGCTGTATGCTTAATAAAATCTAAAAGCCAAAAAAACTTGTCCCAATCCAAACTAGGACGAATAAGTAAAGGAGCATCTTTTTTGAACATCCATTTAAGGCCCTTTTTAATATTAGCCCATGTAGTCCAAACTTCACTGTTGCTTACACTAATTTGTCCGCCATTTGCATAGCTACAACGCATGGCAGGATAACGATCTTGTTCAAATACAGTAACGTTAAATCCTGCTTTTGCTAGATAATATGCTGTGGTTATACCAGCAACACCTGCGCCTACAACAGCAATCTTTTTCATTTGTAACCTTTACTAGATAGAACTATCTTACAAATATGTTCTAATCGTTCAATATGTTCAAATGCACGCCATGGACTTGTATCTACACTAACTACGCCATGCCTGTCAATGCCTACGATATGGTTATTACATTTACCATCAGGGTCTAAATCTAGATTTGGTACTGTGGCATCAGCTAATGCTTTGCTGATTGGTGGCACATCAGGAACATTTTTTCCTACTTTAGTATAGCGACCTAGTTCAGGAAATTGTTTTACTAAGTCACTTAGTTCAATGCCTGCATACATAGCTGCCACTGTATATGTAGGATGCATATGCAATACCACACGAACTTCTGTGTCAATGTTTCTTTGTAATCCGTAATGCAATGGTAATTCACCGCTAGGATTTAAAGCACTACTGATATCAGTGTATTTCATAGCACGTTGTCCAGACAATGACCATTTGATAAACATTTCAGGTTGAAGTGTTTGTTTCCTTATGCCACTTGGAGTGATATACATATGATCTCTATCGTGCCAGCGAATACTAGCATTACCATCACGTGCTGTAATCCAGTTGCGTTTGTACGCCTCTTCAAATAATTCACTTACTGTTTCTAACATAATTATTTTAATAAAAATTCATTCCATTCACGATGGCCTTCACGATAAGCCATATTGCTTTGTGTTTCTCTTACTTCTACACGATAGCACCAAAGACGATCTGCTTCACATTGACCTAACATATCAGGAATGTAAACACTATTTACATATTCGTAAAGCATATCAGCAAGACCTTCACAACCTAGCCTCGGAAGGATCGTTAGTTTTGCTAATTTCTTTTCTTGTAATAGTTTAAAAGTTTCTAACTCGGGATCATCTTCGGCTACAAGTAATGTATGGTCAAATTGATCCTCAAGAATCTTCTTCAGTTCTTTTAGGCCACCATAGTCCATAGCCCAGTTACGAACGTCTAGTTCGTTTGTGCCGAAATAGAATTTCATGCTAAAGCTGTAACCGTGTATAAGATTACAATGACTATCAGCACGCCATTGACGATACGCACAGGGAAATGCATCGTGATATTCTTTTGTACTTACATATTTGTAAGTTATTGGTTGTAAGTTTGCCATCTCTAGTCTCCTTATAAAAGTAGCAAGTTTGATGACAGCAGAATTTATAAAGCGGGATGATGCCAAAGACCGCTATTATTATTTAACACTTCTACCCCATTGAACTTTGTTCCAAATTCTTTCGTGCAGATAATATAAAATTGTATTTGCTGTAATTTGTATAATAGCAATTTTGCCAGCAAATGTCAAGTCGCCTGTAACTAAAAAGGATATTAAAAAGGTAGCAAAACTACCAGTTATTCTCCAACTGATAGTTTTTGCCAAACTTCTTTTATTCGTATCACTCAAAACCCATTTCCTTACGTATTTTTGTTGCTGAAATACTAGTTATAGACTCATCGAATGTTTCTTGTTCAATCTTGTAACCCACATCACGCCCATATGTAATGTTGACTATATTTGGCACAACTAGGATTTCATATTGACCCTGATAGATAGGATCTAAATCTCGTTTTATAAAATCTTTGACTCTTTCTATTTCGAATGGGTTACTACCGTTCCAACCTTGACAGTCACGTATCATAATTGCAACTTGTCCTGTCTTAGCTATAGCACGTTCAAACAACGCACGATGCCCTGCATGCCATGGTTGCCAACGACCTAACATTTGTACAGTTTCTTTACGCCAATCAAATGTAGGTCTACGTTTATTATAAAGTATATGATCGCCCACAAACTCTACCCATTTTTCAGCGTTTTGTTCTGTAATTCTAAAATCATACACATCAGGTGGGGTAAATGCTTTGTTGGTATCTTCATAACGACCTTTTTCAATAGTGTCAATCCAAATAGTCCAATCTGCTTTAAAATTATTACGCATTTCAGGTAATGGTGCAACAAAGTCACAAATGACAAAATCACCAGTACACTTAATAGCAAACTCAAGCATTCGTAAACTTTGGCGTATGCGTCCTTCTTTACTAAAATCCCAGTCATTAAATTGTCTACGGACATCATCCGCATTGAACCAATCTACTTTACTGTTATATGTGCGCGGAGCAACTTCATATTCAGTCATTCTGGATACTGGCATAGTATCAATACTGCTATTGTCCTCAAGGTATTTTTTAAGTCTTTCTGCAAAGTATGTTTTTCCTGCCCCAGGTAAACCCATTACTAATATTCTTTTAGCCTGCATTATTATTTCCTTTATTTGACTCTGCCTCTACAACACGTTTACGTAAACTACTAGAACTAAAGCTATGATCACGACCGTTGAACACTAATTGTATTCCACGTTTTTCGCAAATAGCACGACCAGTAAAATCTTTCTCCATATACTCAACACCAAGTATGCGTACATCAACTGGCAGTGTTAACAATATATCTTCTAAGTCTTTTTCCGTGTTATAAACAACGATTTCATCAACAAACCTTACAGCACTTAAACTTATTTGTCTTTCAACAATACTTTGTATAGGTGCATTCTTTGCGGGTCTATCCCAATTAGCATTATTTTGCAATGCAGCAATTAGATAGTCACAATGATTTTTTGCTTCAGCCAACATTGCTATATGACCTGCATGTAACAAGTCAAATTGACTAAAGGTAATACCTATTTTTAAACCCTGTGCTTTAAGGTCTTTGATTTTGTTAAAAATCATTGCTTAAGCGTTCTCCACATTTCTTTCTTTTCATTTTCTTTTAAGAATTCTTCTTCACCTACAAAATTACTACTGTCCTTTAATATTGCGTCAACAAGCCATTTGATTTTATACAATTCTTTTTTGACTTCCCATTGTACAAATCCATCATTATACGGACTGTTTAACTCTACACCAGACAAATAAATTTGATGATGAACACTATTATAATCCATTGGTTTACGAAATCCCATAATTACTCCTTAGGCATACAGTTGCAATTGCGACCTTGGTTACAGTTACCAGTGCATGAAGATTTTGGCAATCTTGTTTGAATAAAATATGCCAAACCTATTATAAAGATAATGAATAAAATGTAACTAATCATTTACATCCCTGTCTTGCAATCTGATAAAATTCATTGCGTACTGCTGGATCGTTCTTAAACCCACCACCAAGACGGCTAGTGACAGTCGAACTACCAGTATCTTCGACACCACGACTCTTAACGCAATAATGTTGTGCATCAATCATTACAGCAACATCTTCGGTATCAAGAATGAATTGTAACGTATGAAAAATTTGTTCTGTAAGTCGTTCCTGAATTTGAGGACGCTTACTGAAATATTCTACGATACGATTAATCTTAGATAGTCCCAACACTTTATCCTTAGGCACATATGCAACAGTAGCAAGCCCATCAATAATAACAAAATGGTGCTCACAATTACTTTGAACACTGACATTTCTTTCCACCACCATTTCATTGTACTTCATTTTATTATCAACTGTAGTACACTTGGGGAAAGCTTCATAGTCAAGTCCCCAAAAGATTTCGTTGATATACATCTTTGCAATACGCAAAGGTGTTTCGCTTAGTGAATCATCACTTAAATCTAATCCCAAAACCTCTAGAATTTCTTTAAAGTGTGTTTCTAATACTGCAATTTTACTTTTACGATCCATCTGACCCAATGGGTGATTTGATGTTGGAGTTTCTACTCCCATCTTGACTAGATGTTCGTGTACTCGTTGACCCAAATCGGGATCGGTTTTTGTTTTGTTATATGACATATTGATATCCTTCCTTACACGGATGTTAAATTTGAATTGTTGTCACCGTTGTGTGACATACTTATTTAGTCTTTGCTTTGACTTTCCTAACTTTTTTCACTTTTTCTTCTATTTTTTCAAACACAGCACCTTCATAACCAGGGTGGTACGGTGCATTATCTACCAATTTCTTTTGTTCATATTCACGTAATGCTTGACCTACATCACGTTTTAGTGCCTCCCAATCCGTTACAAACTCTACACTACCATCTTCGTATTCAGTTCGTGTGCTATGGCTACCTATTGTAACTTTGGGCCAAACATCGCTCGTTTTCTTTTTTCGTGTCACCATTATATGTATCCTTTTTTCTGTAAATGAGGAATGATTACCTGTTCCGCAAATGCTTTGTGCTGTTTTGTATGTGGATGTGGGTGATCATGACCAAGATCATCCCATGTTTTGGGATTTTGATATCTGGCGCACCACTCCCATTCACTATCAACATCTAAAAAATTATCAAAGTCAATCATATCATACAGGTATTTTATATCTTCATGATTTTTATTTTTAGGAAAAACTTCAGGAAAGTAAGTGGTCATAAAATATTTTATGTTATGATTTTTTAGAAACCATTGAACTCTTAATATATGTTCAATTGTTTCTATATATGAACCTACTTCATCATAAATGTTTTTATAATACATTTTTGATAGTTCATCATCCCAATAAGGCATCACTTTATAATATTTGTATCCTCTACCAATTGATGCTGGGTTATTTTGATTCTTAACACCATTGTCTATAGCATGGTAACTATTATGCATATTTGAAGAATAAATCTCATGTCTATATGCACCGCTCCACATGATACCTACTAATAATTCTTCAGGTTTATATGTTCTTAATGCCTTATTAACTTCATAAATTGTGGTTCGACTTATGATACCATTACCAGATCCACCTTTACCCTTGTAACATGGTTTAGACTTTAATATATTATTGACATGTACAGGCCATGAAAACGCATAATGCGGGTAAGCATCAGTATTTACATAGGTTTCCTTATGAAATTCCTTCACAGGAATTTCGGTGAAACTGCAACCAGTGCTTATAAAATAGTTTATCATTTTAAGAATACATCATTTATTTGTCTATTTACTCTTATAAATGTAGTACACTTGCTTAGTTGTTTTAATGAAGGAGCTCCGACATATGTACAAGTACTACGCAAACCACCTAGTAAATCTAGTACAGTATTTTTAACTGGACCGCGGTATTTAACTTCTACTGTGCGACCCTCACTACTACGATAATTAGCAACGCCACCATGATGTTTATTCATGGCTGTGTCACTACTCATACCATAGAATTTTACATATTCGATTGTATCTACAAACTGTTCACCAGTCTCATTACTCAATTCATTAAGTAAAATACTTTTATAAATAATTTCACCGCCACCTTCATCATGGCCTGCTAACATGCCCCCGAGCATGACAAAATCAGCGCCAGCTCCGAAGGCTTTAGCGACATCCCCAGGACAAGTACAACCGCCATCAGCAATAATGTGTCCACCAAGACCATGAGCAGCGTCCGCACATTCGATGATTGCAGAAAGTTGTGGATAGCCAACGCCTGTTTGAATACGAGTAGTACAAACGCTACCAGGCCCAATCCCCACTTTAACAATATCGGCTCCACGTAGTATCAACTCCTGTGTCATATCAGCCGTTACTACATTGCCTGCTATGATAGTGTGTTTAGGATATAGTCTACGAACTTCGGCAACAAAGTCTCCAAAATGTTCGCTATATCCATTTGCAATATCAATACAAATAAAATGTATTGCAGGATTATCTTCTAGTATGGCTACTAATCTATTTAAGTCTTTTTCACTAGTTCCAGTACTTACGGCAAAATAATTACCACCGATACTATCAGATAGTTTAGGGAATTCATCCCGATCTAATGATTTGACTAGACACGTAAACATCTTATGTTCGGAAAGTGCTATAGCCATAGCAGGCGTACCTACACCATCCATATTAGCTGCCATGATAGGAACACCTGTCCAACCAAAACCACTGTGCTTAAATTTATATGTACGTTTCAAATCAACTTCTTTACGACTAGCCAGAGTGCTACGCTTAGGACGTATCAATACATCTCTAAAGTCTAGCTTAATGTCATCTTCGATACGCATTTTTTACTTTGCTTTTGCTTCCTTACGTGCTGCCTTTTCAGCAGTAATTTCGTTGCGGCGAGCCTTGACTGCTTTAGCCAATTCTGCTAATGCCTTCCGGGCACGTGTGCCTGCGGCACTATTACCCTTTTCAAACTTATCATTTTCTGCCTCATATGCGGCAAGTTGTGTTTTAATATCATTGTGTGCGCTCATATTTTTCTCCTATATTAATATTTCGCTTCTCTTGTATGTTTGCGATAATCACTTGACATACGCAGCCATTGTTCACCTTTACCCTCAAGGATATCGCATATCCTGTCGATAGTACCGTTATTGTAATTACTAATTTTTCCCATGTTTGTGTGCGGCTTTTTTAATAATGTTTCAAGTTTATTGACAGCATCATCTATTGACCATGGAACATAAAGACGTTCATGGTCGTTGGCAAAAGTTTCTGGGAAACTGCGATAAGCAGGATACAACACGTTACATCCTAATGTATCTGCTTCAGATACAGTATTTGATACCCAATCTTGTAAAGCGCAATTAAACAAAACCCTACTATCATTAAGAATATCATAGTAAGTATTTTTATCTAAGTCCTCATAGATAGTCAGTTTGTTTTCTGCTTCTAATTTGCGTGTGCGTTTCATGTAACTATCATTGTTACTACGCAATTTACCACCACTGCACAAAACGAATTCAACAGTTTTGGGATGTCTACGATTGAATTCTTCAATTACATCCATATAGAAATCAGGTTGCTTTTCTTGATCCCAACGTGCGGCAAACACTACACGCATTCTACGATTTGTAAAGGGCTTAATTTTACCTTCAACACGCTGTTCGACTTCTTCCTTACCAAATGCTAAGCCACTAATATTGTATACAGGAGCATTCCATCCAGCAATACGCATATGAGCAACCATTTCTTCATTTGTGGCGAGAACCCCATCCACGAACTCATTAACCATTTTTTCGTAGGCTCCCATCCATTTCGCCATATCCCATACATGGACAAAATCATCAGGATCAATGGACTGAGCAAGACACCTAACATAAATGCGGGGACGTAGATTACTAGGGATTTGGTCCAATATGTAAGGTAAACTTTCGATACCGGGTTGAAACATGTCCTCAAAGTAGATAACATCTTCATTTGTAACTTTTCCTTCTTTCATTAATTTAACAAGATTCATCATTTGACTCATGCCAAAATAGCTTCGACCATGTGCATCTAACACTTGACCTGTAACAATATTTTGATCACTAGTTAATGTTTCACCATGTACGATTTCATAGTTAATTTTTCTACGTTTGAAAACTCTTTCATTCCAATCCGTCAATTGTAGTGTGTATCTTGCTTTGTAGGGTTCTAGACCCATGTAATATAATTTACGCATCACGCCTCTCTATATCTGTTTCCACACATTCGTCACCGTATTGGACTTCAAGTATGTGGCAATATTCATCATAGTTGTTTTGTCCTTGATGCCAAACTTCTTTTCCAATAACATATGTTTCATGTACTTCTTTATGTACTGTTATTTTACTACCTTTGTAGTCAGTTGCAATATCGCATTTACCCTTTAATATATACCAATGTTCGCTACGTAGAAAATGGCGTTGCATACTTAATCTTTTGCCAGGTTCGATTACCAATTCTTTTACTTTGTATCCTGGCTTATCATCAAGTACACGATACCAACCCCATGGGCGTTTATATTTTGGATTCTTCCATTCTTCTAATATCCAACTGGAACTGTTCTTTTTTGTAGAACCTCCTACACCAAATTTAAAAATTAAATTGCTATCTTTAAATTCTAATTCTGGAATATTGACTGATGTTCTATCGCCACCATTTGCAAAAATAATTTCTGCATCAGGATACATCATTCTTACATTTTTAATTGCCTCTGTACTTGAGCCATCGTCATCATTAAACAAAATACAATGGTCTACCATGTATAAATTTTCAACAATACTTTGTCGTTCATTAAATGGCATAAAAGGTTGGCCCTTTTTACGAGCCAACCATGCATCAGAATTAAGACCTACAACTAATATGTCACCTAACTCCTTTGCAGCCTTAAAATATTCAATGTGACCTGAGTGAAGGGGGTCAAATCCCCCAGTCACTAGTACAATTTTAGTCGGTTTTTGCATCCAGTTCCCAATTATCTTTTACAGGTTTCCCTGAAAGATATTTAGTAAACTGACGGTGAACAAAACTTTTATTACTGTAAAGATCGCTTTCGTCAAATTTATATCCGAATGTCCTACAAAAATCTAGATACTTTTCTAGATCCTCAAAAAGTTGGTGGTTAGTACTAAAAGTTCCGCCGAGTTTTTGCTTTGCCATGTTTGCTCCTTTAAATGGCTAGTTGTTGATAAGGTTGATGAGTTTTATAATAAATTGTGGCACCGTTCTCACCGTCTTCGGAAACGGTAATCTCAATGTCACGCCCTGGGTAACGACTAGCGATTTGTTCATATAAATCATCGCTAATCATTTCACAGCTTTTAAAATCTAGCGACAAAACACCTTGTGCGCTAGAATACAATTGTTCAAGCCAACGCTTGAATTGAATGAATTCCACATCTCTGTCGTTATGCCATACTTGAATGGCAACAGTAAAATGAAAAATATGCCTATGGGGATAGCCCAAGAACGAAACGTCATACATGTCTCCTGTTTTTAGCGCAGGGTCTTCCAGTGCTGCCGGGTATTTATGTATACCTTCTTTACGAAATGTAACCCAAATCATACGCCTGGCTTTGTCTTTAATACGTTGACGTTTATTGCTAAGTTCTACTTCTCTATTATCCATTTTTAGTCCTCAAAAAAACCATCGTCTTGTAAATGCGGTAAGATTACCTCGTTTAACCAAATTCTGTGACCTAATCCATTGGGATGTGCATTATTAACTCCAACAAAATAGTCGATGTTGCTGCTTAAATAATTATGGATTGATTGTTTAGAAATAAACGTAGACCAATCAATATCATTATACAAATAGTCAATAATTTGATGCCCTTTGTATCTTTCAATATCCTCAACGATATTTTCCATATAGAATTGTTGATATAGTTTGATACCTTTTGATTTGCAAAGGTGTTGCAAATACGTAATATATTGTAATGCATCATGGCATAGTGCCAAAGATACACTATCCTTACTAGTCAGAAAATAATCACGTACAAATTTTAATTCGTCCTTAACATGCGCTGAAGTAATGTACCAACCCCCACCTGAATGATAATAAATCAAATTATTATTTTCGGCTTTAGAATGACATAATTCTAAATTATTTCTATTGTTTTGTAAATCTGATAATTGCAATGACCAGCCCTGTTTAGAACCAGTCCAATTATTAACTAATTCTTTAATAGTGTCTGGGTTGTCGATGTAAAAAGATTTTCTATCACTACTAGACCACATTACAAATACAGCTATTTCTTCAGGCTTATATCCAGTAGACAATGCTTCATAAATTGCATGTGCTGATTTTTTTGCAATCAATTCTTGCCCTTGACTAGATAAGCCCCGATGGTCAAATTTTACATTTGAATTAATATTTTTTTGTACATATGATTCTAGTTGCAATGGCCAAGTATAGGGAGTTTCATTTGAACTAAAACTACATCCTGATGTAATAATTTTTTTATACTTCATCCGAAGTCTCTAGTAATTGTTGCCCAAGTTAACCATTGATGAAAGGCATTGTATACCTTTTCTGCTTCTTTTTCGTCCTGCTCAATTTTTACACCGCGAACATAGAAACCATCTTTTGCTATACGCAACATTTCTGTCATATTGCTATTCAATACTATATTGCTAGGTTCAATCGTAGCGGGTATGCCCACATTAAGATAAGGTTCAAATTGTGTAGTATTATCCATGATTACCGATCATCATCAAAACTAACACGCTGGCTTTCTTCATATTGAGCCTTACGCAATTGGCGCAATTCATTTAAAACTGATTGAATTTTTTCTTTATCTTTGGTTTCAACATTTTCTAATTGCTTTAGTTGATTTTCTAAAATTCTTATTTTATTTTCGTAAGACATATCAATCCTCCAATGCTTTTAGCATTTCATCATCACTATCCTCTTCCTCAATTTCGGGTTCAGATTGTGTGCTCTCAAATAATTGATTAAACATCGTAATTGCATTAATAGTTTTTTTGCCACTTAAACCTTGACTACCGCTTTGCATTTGTGTCCATAGATTTTCATGCTTTTTAATCAATGCAAGACTTTTATTTCTATTATTTAATCTAAAAATTTCATCTACTATCTCACCAAAACGTTCACGTTCAAAAGTTTCACGCATCAACATTTTTGGTATAATACCTTGTTCATAACGACGGTTAGCTTCTTGTACTGCGACAATATGCTGGTATACATTATGTGCTTGAAGTAATGTGTAACTTAATGTGTCCCAACTTGTTTTTGTTTCTTTACCTTGATTATTAATAAATCCATGACCTCTGTAACACAAATCTTTAATAAGCATTCTATCAGTTACAGGACTATCTGTAAATAGATCATGGATACCATCAGCCAATACAGCGTCCCTAAACTTTCTGTTATCAGTTGCATAATTTTTATTTTCAGCAGTTTTTTCCATACTATATGACCATTTTCTATTGTGTTCAATACTGGTATTGAAATACGCTAGACCTTTGGCTGCACTAAAGAAAGGACTTGCACAGTCAAATGTAATTTTGAAATTGGGATTATGATATTTACGAATAGCCTTTTGTATATCTGTAAACAATACGGCATACTCCATAATACTGACACCCAAGCAATGCAGTAAATCATGCTTTCCTTCTACTAATAATCCATCATGGATAATATTAACAAGCCTACGTAGCATTAAATCTACATCAATTTTGTTCTGACCACCAAATGCCCAACCATTAAAATGATTATCAGGATAGATATTTGGATCACAATATTTTTTCATTTCGTTGTACCAATTATCACTATCCGAATGTGTCAATCCTTGCATTACGTTAAGGAACTTACAATTGCCATTACGATGTTGAATAAAATATTCATTGTTGATATGCGTGGCTTTTACCGCATCTGCCAGATTTGCAATCTTATGTTGTTCGTATGCTTTTGTATTGCGATAACTTTCACTAGGTACATCCAAACACATACCATAGTCCATGTATGTGTCCATCCATAATAATACTTCTTTACGTTTAGCCATAGCTTTAGGACAGTTAGGATCCTTCCAATCAGCTGGCCATTGTCCTTTTAAAATCTGAAAACCTCCGCTGTCACCTAACATAAACGTACCTTGTTCACGTTTACGGATTATAGATTCAGCGTTATCATTTTTAGTAGGGTCTAAGTTGGCATGACCTGCGCTATATAATCCCCATTTGTAAGTATAAAGTCCTTGTTTACTGTTTAGAAAGTTAAGACATTCAACATCACCGTTGAAGCCTGCAGGAATACGGGCTTTATCAAAGTATTGTTCCCCTTCACGTTGTTTTCCTAATCCGCTTATAAAGAAACTAGATACAGCAGGCAAAAACAACGCCCAATCTGGATTTTGATTGTTAGAAAGATTATTTTGTTCTATCATAGACTTTATTAAACTTCACAAACCTTACATTCATTTTTCAATAATGTTTTAACCATTGTAATTTTATCATCAATTTGATTACGCTGGACAATTAAATCTTTAATGGTTGGATTAGTTTCTGCTTCTTTTTTCAGATATTCTTCTTCAGCACGTTTAGCCCTAGCCCATTCAAGCAACGACCTAGTATCAGCGTCTAATTCTAGTGTAGTATAATTACCACTCATAGTCATCCAACTTGAACCATCATATACTTCTAAGGTTTGATTACTACCATTATATCTAACCATACCTGCACTGGGGTGACTCATATTCACATATGGATATGAACTATTACCACCGTGTACTATAATGCCTGGACCACCTGATAGGTTCTTAATCATTTGCTTTGTGCAGGAAGAAGATATTTATAAGTTGCAAATGGACTATCAACTGTGATTTCAGTAGCACCTTGATCGGCAATCTTAACAGTTTTGTCACCGGGCAAATCCATGATAGACTGAAATACCTTAACAGGCCACTTCCATGGCTGGGCAAGTTTGCCAGTAACACCTGCATGGAATACAAAATTACCACTATGAGTACTAGGATCCCCAAAGTTAATCTTAAGATCAGAACCAACTGTAGTCATTGTAAAATGTTGTTCTTCGCTGTTAGCACTAGCTTGTTTCTTTAACCGCATAATACCTGCAACGCTTGGTTCAAACTCAACGTTCCAAGTAGCACCCTTAAACATCAATGTGCGAACTTTTTCTTCGACAATGCTCTTGGTCATCAAACGATAATCATTAACAAAATCACCATTCTTTGTTTCAAAGTGAATCGTAGTGGGTACGTCTTCATTGTCACGTTTAGTACGTGTTACATTAATCTTTGAGTGTTCATCGTATTCGTCAAAGCCAACAATTGTCTTAAGCTTACCCAAATTAGGCATACCAAAAGTGCCAATGAAATCAGCAACAGGAGCTTTAAATGTGCCACTGACAACAACAGACTTGTTTTCGGCAACAGCATTAATCTGTGTTTCTTTTTCAGTTCCTGTAATTTTAACTAGGTCAATTTCACCTAGTCCATGTGTGTGTTGAATGAGGTCGAGTAAATAATCTTTCATGTTAATCCTTTATGTGTTAGATATTTAGGCATCTATAGCGTGTAATATAATGGAATTTATTGCGAATGTCAACAACTAGTTTAGCCGAATGAAAATAAATCATCAAATGTGCTATTAGTGTTCGTATTGTCTCTAAGATCCCAGTTTAATACACCCAATAAGTTTTCTATTTTTTCGTCTACAAGAGTACGTTCCATTTCATTATCATCAAATGGAAGCTCACAAAACCATTTTGGCAAACGTAATTCATCAGTTGGATATGCGATACTTGTAAAGTTCAATGGGTTAGGTTTTAATTTACAAACAATGACTTTCATACCATCTACAATTTTCATAGAATAATTATCACTATTTGCTTTACGTAGATAGTTGTAATTCAATGCACCGCGAACGTGACCGGGCATGTTGGCACGACCTGTTGGACTAGACTTTTCAAGTTCTTCATAATAGGTAAGTTTGTTGACAGATTTAGGACTACCTTTAGTCCAACTATCCTGAGCAGACAAAATCTTTTTAAAGTCTTTGATGGCTTCAATAATGTCCTCTCTTTGTTTACCTTCTTGTATAACCATACTCAAAACACGCATTAAGAATTCTTGTACGTACTTAGGAGTATCAGCACGTTTCAAATCAAGACCCATAGCCTTGATATCACCTAGTTTACCATCTTTGTCTTTACGCTTACCTTCTTTGTCAAAGATGTTGATAGCATAACGTTTCTTAGTAATAAAAATACTACGATCACCGATCAATTCACGACCAGCTTTGATGATAGCGCCATTCTTACGAGGAGCATGAAACGCACGTTCCATAAACGCAGGGAACGTTTCGTTAGTTTGTTCAGCAATAGTGTCATATACCTGAACACACGCATCCTTATTCCACTCTAACTCACCTTTATCAATTTGTTCTTTGAGAATAGGGTACGCAGTAAAATAGCATGAATCAGTATCACCATACACGATTGCGGGACCATTGTGATCATATTGCCCCGCAACAACTTCGTTGATTGTACTCATCATGTGCTTAACAATTTGACGACCACTCAACGTAACACTTTGACCAATGCGTTTGTCATAAAAACGACAATGTTCATTCAACAATGCACCATATGCCGAGTTAAGCAAAATCTTACGTACAAGTTGTCGCTTGTCGTAATATTCAAACATGTCGGTTCCATAACTTTCCTTAGCCTGCTTTTGAATTGATTTACGTTCTGTATACCAACGTGTAAGCAGTCCTGGAATCACACCTTCTTGATCACTACGAAAGATTGTGCCATTCGCTGAAAGTATATATGGCTTGTGACTGTCAAAGATAAGCTTCCACAATTCGGCGGCACTCATTTCTACACTGTCACCATTTTCATAGTCAAGTGTAAGCATAGTACCACGTTCTTGGTTCATGATTGCTGTGTATTCTAAGCTACCAAACAATCCTTCCCACAAGATACTACCTGTTACTTCGTCATCATCTTTAGCACGTTTCTTTTCACTTGCTAGTTTTCTACCTTTGTCGTGCATGTATTGGTTAGTAAGTGTTTGTCTAACCTGTCCGACAATGGTCTCCGGGGCCATGTTAAGAGCGCGGATTGCTGACGGATAGAGACTGTTGATATCGACTGCCCCGACCCATTCGTGTATGCCCCTTTTGGGCGTAGCAACATAGGCACCTGCCGCTTGTTGTTCATCACCATTTGCTTCCTTTCGTTTTTTGTCTGGAACGACCAGACCTCGCTCATGAGCCTCGTTCATGATTGCCATTTCAATCATTGCAACAGACCCCATGACAGTTGGCAGTAGCACAGTATTTTCATGTGCTAGTGCGTTAGCCAAATCTAAAAACTTAAGTTTATTGTGAATCTTAACCATCAACATTGTATCCTGTCTGTTATACTGGATAAATGTTTTAAAGTCTTTGTTATACAACTGGTCAAGTGTACCTTCGTATTGTGTTTTGCGTTCACCAACTTCCATTTCGCCAATAGCGTCTAGTGAATAACTATGGCGACTTTCATAGTTGTACTTCTTATACAACTGTAGATAGTCCATGTGAACACGACCAACCAAGTCAAATGTTGTTTCTTCTTTACCAAAACGTTCATAAACTCTTGGCTTAGGCATCTGACCCATTAAGCAAAACTTACGTGTATCGTCTTTGCTCATTACACGTGTGACACGATTGACCATATAGGGTATGTCATAGCCCTCTGAGTTCCAACCAGTCAATACATCAGCATCTTCTATGAGTTGGAAGAATGTTTCAAACATTTCTATCTCACTACGGAACATCAAACAGTTATCAAACTGATTACATATTTCTGTAGCAGTCTCGTCACTCATATGTTTGGGAGGCATAACTAATGTAACTAGTTGGTCAAGCCAATCCAAATAAAGACTGATTGCAGTAACAGGATTAAAAGGGTCACTAGTAGGACTAAAACCCTTTTCAGGGTCAAAGTCAACCTCAATGTCAAAGAATGCTGTGTTTAGTTTTGGAGGTTCTACTTTAAGATAATTTTCTGAAAGGCAACGAAATACAATATTAATGTCGCTTTCAAATAATTTTTTATTTGCATGTATCCGTCGTTCTTTTTCAAACTCAGCACGTTTACGACTACTAAACTTACTTACTGGATCACCAAACAAACTGCGATACTTGCCCTTTAAATCAGAATAGTAGAAAGTATAATTACAAGGATATTCTTTGTATGTACGTTTCCCCTCAGGCGTACGTTCAACCACATAAATGCGGTCACCATCTCTGTCGTGTATTGCGTCAACGTAGCTCATTGAATATATTATACTCTTTTAATATGTAATAGTCATCCCAATTGGATATATGACCTAAAATTCTATCGTAACCTTTTGTAGAAAGCAAATCGTAAATTCTTTTTCTATTGTGCTCTTTTTGGTTATGTTCAATAGTGAAGAATTTTACCTTATATTTTGAAAAATCGAAATTTTCTAAAATTTGAATTTCATTACCTTCTGTATCCATTGAAATGTAATCAATATCACGCGGTGCATTATGCTTGTCCAATAAACTGGTTAACGTGATTCCCGGTAATTCATATTGCTCAAGTATATCAAATCCAGTGGGTTCATCAGCCTGATTGAGATATTCAACAGCTACGCTAGCATCTCCGCGGTGTCTCTCGTTGAACATTACCAGCTCGTTTGCTCTCCAAACAACGCTATGGTCAATATTACACTTTCTATTAACAGCAAGTTTATCATGCCATTGTTTCGCAGGCTCTGCAACTATACCTGTCCAATTAAATTCTTTTTCTAACAGGTACGTATTACTAATATCGTAACCGTCTGTAGCTCCAAACTCAACAAAGTATCCGTGAGTTTTCCAATTTAATAACATCAATACAATCAGATCCTGATAAATCTGAGCGTGAGATTTATAAAAATATTCATTTAATTTTGCCCTGTGATTTTCAGGGGCATAATTTTCAATAAATATTTTAAGCAAGACCGCAATGTTATTAGGTCTACTTATTTTCAATGGGTTATACGAGCCAACCTCACTCCAATATTCTTCAATTGGACGAGGTGTGGTCATAGAGTTTTACCAACAGCCTCAAGAATAGTATTCAAATCTTCATGTTCTTGGTTAGTTTGTGTCAAGCTAGCCTTGTGTGCAATACGAATAGCTTTTTTAAGTACGCTGGGCTTAACTTCCAATTCTTCTGCAACTGCTTTGATTGTGTCTGTTAGTCCACCTTGCAATGTATCGATTTCGTTCATTACAGCCATACCCTCGTTGATAAGTTGGGTAAGTTTGATCTTTTGATCGCCAGAAAAAGTTTTAGCTGCTGTCATTGTTTCTCCTTGTAAAAGTAATTTATTATATATGGTCTGTGCAACAAAGTCAAATATTTTGCGATAAAAATTTTATAAATGGATAATTTACCCAATAAATATGTTTTTAAGACCATCTTAAGGTTAAATATGGAATCAAGATTTATGAACCCAAAGCGTGATGACTTACCCGATATTGATTTGGACTTCCCACACTATCAACAAGAAACGGTTATGAATCGTATCTTTAGTAAATGGAAAGGTCAGAGTGCTAGAGTCAGCAACTATGTAACATATAAAGAAAAAAGTGCTGTGCGTGAGGCAGCAAAAAGATTTGGTGCTAAAGGTAGACTACCCCGTAATGTAGATTTAGAAAAAGTTGTACCTGAATTTGCCGATGATGCTAAAAGATTGGCAAATAAATTATTAGGTAAAAAACGTTGTATTAGTAAGCATTGTGGTGGAATACTAATATTTGATAGACCAGTACCTAAAAGTTTAATCAATGCAGAGAATCAAATCCTACTAGACAAATATGAAATAGAAGATTTAGAACATTTCAAAATTGATATATTAGCCAATCGTGGCTTAAGTCAATTGTTTGAGATAGAACCAAACATGAATTTATTAGATTATCCTGAGTACGATGAAAAAACAGCCGAGTTGTTGAGTAGTGGCAACGTACTTGGGGTAACACAAGCCGAAAGCCCTGCCATGCGTAGACTGCTTAGAGCAATCAAACCTAAACGCCGTGAAGATTGTGTGTTGGCTACAGCATTGATTAGACCAGTTGCTACACAAGGACGTAGAAAGGCAAGTTTCTTTCAAGATTGGAGTAAAGACAATTTTGAAAATACAATTGTGTTTGAAGATGATGCCATTATTCTTATTAGTAAATTATTAGGCTGTAACCAGTATGAGGCAGATATGTGGCGTAGAGCGTTTGCAAAAAAGAATGAAGAAAAGATTTTTGAATTTATGACAATGATGGGTGACCATGAACATAAAAATGAAATCTTTTTTGCACTACGTGAACTAAGTAATTTTGGATTGTGCCGTGCTCATGCTATTAACTTGGGTAGATTGATATGGGCCATTGCTTATCAGAAAGCACATAATCCTGAAAAATTTTGGCGTGCTACATTGAAGCATTGTCAGGGAAGTTATAGTCATTGGGTATATCACCATGAAGCTAAATTAGCAGGAGCCATTCCAACGATATATGAAGGCAATGAAGTTAATGAATTATTATCTAAAGGTCATTGGCATAGTAAAAAGTTTTTACCTGTATGCACAGAAATACGTAAACCAGGTGAGGTGGAGTTTTGCGGATTGGTAGCTAATTATCGTGTGTTTAAAAGCAAGCCAAAAGAGTATATTACATTTGTTACTTTGGGTACAGGTAATGGACGTTACTTAGATGTTATTATTCCTCACGCTTGTTCTTTTCATGATCAACCTATAGTGTGGGGTGTGGGTAAATTAGGCTACAAAAACAACACAGAATATGTTACAGTTAACAAGCATAAACGCTTTAAACTAAAGGACATATTAAATGCATAACGCTAAGGCTAGACTTCATATGCACAACCATAATGGACCAAATGGTCGTGCGTTTATTATTGGAGAAAAGCAGGCACTTAAAACACTTGGGGAAGCATTAATTAAGGCAAGTAAAAGTGTGATTGGATTAGAAAACTTAGAACTTTACACAAGTGATGGTCACAAATATGAAATATTAATTACTTGTGATGTAAGTGAAGATGAATGGCAAAATCTACCTGTGCCATATAATAAAAAGCACGATCCTAATAATTTAGAAATCGTGCGAACGTATAATGAATTTAAAGGTTCTTCTCAATAATTTTCTTCACAGTTTTGTATAGACCAGGGTTTACTTTGAACGCATGGGGTACTAGATTTTTACGGATATAGTTGCGTGTATACCGTTCATCTTCATTACTAAGGTCCTCACACCATTCTAAATCTTTTCTTTTACACCAGTCAATAAACTCACTTTTTGGTGTAGTAAGAAACGGCCGAATAACATTACCGCGTACAAGTTTAGGTACTTTAGGCTTACCATGCATTGCTGACCAAAGATATGTTTCTACACAATCATCTAAATGGTGAGCAGTAATGACTGGTCCCAGTGTACTCAAATACTGATAACGCTCCTCACGCCAAAATTCTTCATAGCTCATGTCACTGGGTTTGTCACGATTAAGTATACCCAAAAACATAGGAAAATTTCTATCAGAACAGAAATGACTAACAAACTTTAATGCCCGTTCGCTATTATCTGTACCATGATGAAAGAAGGCACAAGTTACATCATGTTTTTTGGACAAGAAGTCCACAACGGCAACACTATCCACACCGCCGCTGAATGCAACTGTGACCTGTTTTGGCATTGGAAAAAGTAATTTAATCATGCATGAAGTTTAATACAAAACCACTTTTTCGTCAATTTAAATTATCCCAATAAGT